AAGAGAAAAGGGTGATAGATATAGTTTTCCATCTGATGGTAGTAACCCTGGACCAGAAAATCTGAATATTTCTATGACTTCCCCACAAATCGCTGGTGAGCATAGCTATCTACCTGACCCCGATTTTGAAGGTCGTTCAGACGATGCCCTTAATTTTGGTCACGACTATACTGAGGATGAATTTCCAGCTAGCTTAAGCGATAGCGATTTGGAAAATCTATCGAATAAGTATTTGTCTCCTGCTGAGACTGATCTATTCGGCTTACCAGATGGTATAGATCCAATTTCAGATTTAGATCCTGAAGCCACTGAAAGTGACGAAGATCCATTTACTGGAACTTTGGATATTGGTGAGCAAATGTACGATGATAAATGGAATATTTAAAACCAGGCAATACAAACGCATATAAACATAAGAAAAAGCGTTTCAGAGGTACCTAAATGACCCTACAATCCAATGCACAAGAACTATACGTATTAGACTCCATGGTGTCGCCAGCATCGCAATTGCCTGCGGCCGATGTCCATGCGTTAGAGGTCGAAATGCCGGCTGAACAGTTAGTTTTGAGCCCGGATTTGGAAGTTGGCGAACCTGATGTTGATCTTGTGGTAGACGAGCTTCCAGGCGCCCCTGCCGGTACTCCTGACCCTGAACCAGTGTTGGAAGTTGCTGACCAAGGAGCTAATGCTGACGAAAAGCCAGCCGATGACAACGAAGCTAAGAAAGACAAGAAGAACGAAAAATGGGATTGGGAAGCCAGAGGCCCACACGGATTCGTAGCCTGGATCAAAGAAAGACTAGAGAGCGTTCCAAAACACTCCGGTTATGATTCGGCCGGTCTAGAGCGCGCTATGGCTTACATGGAGAAGTTGGATAGCGAAATTTCCAAGGCTATGCGTATGGACTTGGATGAAGAATTGGACGCCAACAAAATCGAAGAGGTTCGTGCCAAGATTGATGACGGTATCGCTAGATTGCAAGCACGCCTTGATAAGGTCAAGAAGGTTAAGAAAACTTCTCGTCGTTCCAAGAAGGGCGATGTTGAAGAGATGGGATTAGTCAAGGAAGCTCAGAAGATCATGGGCGTTCAAGGCGTCTACATCACTGTGCCTTTGTTGATTTCTAGAATTGCCCGTGTTTGTGTCAACGGCGTTGTTTCCGCAGGACATGATATTGAAGACTTGTATGAGAGACAGGTCAAGCGTTGGAAGCTAAGCGATCGTGAACAGGCTGAATTACAGCAGTTATTGTTCGATATGGGATTCCCTGTTCGTCAGGACAGAGGTTTTATGCCAGACGATACAATTGAAGTTTCTGATAGCAACAACATGGATTGGGCAGCCAATTACAAAGGTTAATCATGAGCAAATATTCGAGGCATCAGTCAGTAGTTAATAGGAATGCTGACGAGTCTATTGGTGAAGATCATTGGCTAAAGCAGTTCGAAAAGAAATTGCAAAAGGGAGCAGTTCGTCCTGCTAATGAATCTTTGTACCAACAGATTAGCCATATCATGAATACTAAATCTAAGTACCCATCGGTTCAGGCTGCGGTAGATGACATGATGCAACGTAGTGGGTTGACCGCTTACTTACAAGGTGTCAAGACTTCCACCGAAGAAACTGACGGCACTACCAAAACTGCTGCGGATCAAAATGATGCATTCATCAAAGAAGTCCCGGTCGAGATTGAAGGTAAGAAGCATGACGAGCTTCCAATCGTTATCAAAAAGTGTCCAGCTATTGGTCGCACACTAGAAAACTACATCAAGTCTACTAGAGGTAACCTCCCCGTTCCAGCTATTATTTTGAAGCTACAGTCTATCCACAGTGGTGATGTATCTGATGCTAGAGATTGGGAAGACGAAGATTTAATCAGGCTAGTCAGTAAAAAGAACTTGCAAGCCAAGAAGGACAATCCGGCTGTCTATGAAAACTACGACAACCTTGGAGCCTCTGAATTTTCTGGCGCTGATTCTGAAATTGATGCATCTAATACTGATGCATTTAACGCCTTAATGCCCGCTAAAATATAATCAAATCTTTATAAGTGGGTAATATTTCAATATATTATTCCAATGAGTTTAAACGATAAAGAGATATTCAGAAAGTTAAAAGGCGATCTTCTTAACTTCGATCCTGTTCATTTTTGCGAGAATTATTTAACTTTAGATGGTGAGAATTTCCGTCTACATGGCAATGGTTATAAACCTTTTGCTGATATTTATCGCTATATTGCTATCAAGTCATTAGAGCCTGGTTCTAAGCCGACCATCATCGTCAAAGGCCGTCAGGTAGGTGCTACTACCATGGCTAGTGCCCTTGAGATGTATTTTATGGGTTCTGGTTTGTTTGGACAGGGGCCTAAGCCACCTATTCGTGTCATTCACGCTTTCCCTCAACTAGAACTGGCTGCCGCTTATTCCAAGACTAAGCTGAGCGCCATGATCTCGTCCTCCAAGATTCCAGATGGAACTGATACGACTAAGGCACAACGTCCTAAGTCTATCATGCAAACTTTGCTAGACCAATCTACAGCTACCAACGATTCTTTGCACTTCAAGCAGTTCGTTGGCGGGAACCACTTGTGGGTAGAGTCAGTTGGTTTGGATGGCGACCGTATTATGGGTCGTACTGCCGATGTTATCTTTTTTGACGAGGTTCAAAAAACTACCAGTACCGCTATCGGTAACTCGCTTAAAGTTTTGACCACCGCTAAGTATGGCGGTTCGAAGGGAGTCCAAGTTTACTTTGGAACCCCACGTCGTAAAGGGTCTGATTTCCACAAGATGTGGATGAGGTCTTCTCAACAATACTACTATTTAGGCTGTGAGAAATGTGAAAAGCATTTCCCACTCTACACTCCTGGTTCAGATGATTGGGAGAAGATTTGGATTTATGGTAAGGTTGTCAAGTGTCCACTATGTGGTCACGAACAAGACAAGCTTCAGGCACAAGAGAGGGGCAAGTGGGTTTCCTTCAAAGACCCTAATGATCCAGATTGTGATATGATTGGATTTCACATTAACCAGCTTTACATGCCTAAGTTTACTAGGGAAGATATCGATAATGAAAAGCCTGGCAAGCATCCAATCAATACAGAACGTGTCTTCATGAATGAAGTAATGGGTGAGTTTTTCCAAGGAGATTCCAGCCCTATCACTCAAGATGAAATTCGCATTCATTGCGCGGATGTCGAAAGAAAAATGACCGCCCGCATTGTGCCCAATAGAAACTTAATCCAGCAAATCGCGGTTCTTGGAATCGACTATGGTGCTCGTGCCGACCTAGAACAACTTGCTAATCCAGACATCATCGCTAAAGCGGGACAATCCTACAGCACGGCTGTAGTTCTCTTATCCAAGGGACCAGGATTGTTGTCCATTGAATTTGCCATGAAGTTCAAGAGAAATGATCCTGAGAGTAAAAAGGGGATCATTGACCAATTGATGAGGCAGTATAGTATTCAATTAGCGGTAGGAGATATTGGCTACTCCAATGACTTTTCCTACAATCTTCATCAAGCATATGGAGATAAGTATCTTGTATCTCGTGCTCACAATAAAGTAAATGGGTATGTAAAATTTTCTGCGGACGCATTTCCAAAAGAAATTGTTTTCGAAAGAGATCACTATATTACTGAATTGTACGAACAAATGAAGAAGGGAATGATTAGGTTCCCTTATGGCGATTATGAGAAAATTGCTTGGCTAATTGACCATTGTGCTAGTATGGAATTAAAGCCATCTGTTTCTAAGCATGGTGGAGATCCACAAATCCATTATGTTAAGGGTGGTACACCAAACGACGGTTTCATGGCCATGCTCAATGCCTATTTGGCCTATAAGTTTCTAATAACCAGAGGATTTACCAATAATAGCCCAATCACCGAACTATCAGCTCGAAACGTAAATAAACCGATGGTTCTTTCAGGGTATGTGCCAAGAAAGTTCTAATAATCGGATATAATAATAACAGGGCCGTTATGGTGGTTAGGAATACTAATGTCTGGTATTAAAAAATCTGGTTTAGGTGATGCATCTTCATTTTCAGCTAAGTTCTTAGCTGGTAGATCCACTACACCTCAAGTCAGTGCAATTATGGCTCAAGGAGTGTCCCAAGCGAGACGCTCTGTTTTATCCGATGAGGTAGAAGCCGGTTTATTTCGTGATGGCTCTGGCCCTTCTTTTGTTGAGAATGGCGAAACAGCTAACTCACGTGTAGTCGCTTCTGTCGGATTCAAAAAGAACGCTCAGGTAGTAAGCAGTGTAGGCGGTATGTTCCGTGGTATCCATGGAGATTCTGTCAAGCAAACGCCTGAAGTTTATTCACCATTGTGGCTCAATAGCAACTTGAATTTGCCGCGTGACCGTGCCACAATCAATGCATGGTGCCGTAGCTTTTATGCTTTGAACCCCTTCGTTCACAACGCTATTAACTTACATAGCACTTACCCAATCAGTAAGCTCAACATCAAGTGTCCAAATAAGGACATTGAAAAGTTCTTCAATGATATGATTGAAGAAATTGATTTGATGAACATCTGCGTACAGATCGCGCAGGAATTCTGGCTATTGGGTGAAGCCTTTGTGTATGCTGAATTGGATGAGAGTAAAGGTAAGTGGAGTCGCCTCCTCATCCAGAACCCTGACTTTATGATCGTTAAGCGCACGGTAGCTGCTAACGAACCTATCATCATGTTGCGTCCTGATGAGAATTTGAAGAAGATCATCTTCTCTAACAGACCAACTGACATCGAACAACGTAAACAATTGAATCAACACATCATTGATTCCGTTCGTAGAGGCGAGAATATTCCACTAGATAATTTCCACGTTTCACATTTGGCACGTAGAATCAGCCCATATGAAATCCGTGGCACGGGTCTTCCTGTGTGTATTTTCCGTCAATTGATGCTCTTCGACAAGCTGCGTGAATCCAAGTACGCACAAGCTGACAACATGATCAATCCACTCACCATCGTCAAAATTGGTTCGGCAGATTACAAGCCAACCTTTGCTGACTTGGAAGCCTGGAGAAGCGTGTTTGAAGAAGCTCAATACGACAAGGACTTCAAGATTTTCACTCACGAAGGTGTGGATGTAACTAGAGTAGGTTATGGACAAGGTATCTATGACATTTCTGGTGATATTACTCAACTTGTTAAGGAAATCTATGTTGGTTTACAAGTTCCACCAGTCCTAATGGATGGTGGCGCTGATACCACCTACGCTAACGGCGGTGTAGCTTTGGACGTTTTGCGTCAAAGGTACATGCAGTTCCGTAACATGATGTCTCAATGGCTAAAGCGCAAGATTTTTGCCCCAATCTCTAAGATTCAAGGCTTTTACGACTACTCTGGTGGTGAAAAGCAATTGATCATCCCTGAAATTGACTGGAACCACATGTCATTGTTTGACGCTGGCGACTACATCAATAGCTTGGTTAACTTGACACAAGGACAGGGCGATCAAAAGAGAGTTTCTTTACATACCTTGTATCGTTCTATCGGTCTTGAATTCGAAGATGAAACTCGTAAGCTACGTAAAGAAGCTATTCAAAATGCTATTGTTAAGAAGGAGCAAGCCGCTCTAGATGCTCTAGACTTGAATGCTTTGAGAGCAATTGATGATGAGGATGAAATTCCAGAACCACCAAAGGGCCAAGAACAACCAGTTCCAGGTGAAGCTGGCGCAGGTGGTGCCGGTGGTCCAGGTGGTCCAGGCGGATTACCTGATCTTGGTGGTTTACCAGGCGGTGGACCAATGCCTCCTCCACCTCCCCCACCTCCGGGCGGTGGTGGCGGACCTCCACCCCCTCCACCAGCAGGTGGTGGCGGAGCGCCCCCTCCTCCAGGTCCATAATCATTATAAAATAGCGGTTTAACTCTCTACTTATGTATAATCAGGTATAGTTTTAGCTAAACGCACATAAGTAGAGGGTTTATCCATGGAAAAAACTGCCCAACAAAGAGGACGACTTAACAAACTAAGGGAGTTAATTAACCGACCAGGACGAGGGCTCAAGAGCTACATCGATCCTGAGTGGAGCAAGTTGATGACTCAATTGCAAACCACTGATAACAAAATCAGAGCTATTGCTAGTGGTGAAGTTATCGATGGTGCCTCCCCAGGTGATGATGCCGTCTCAATGAAGCAACTTCTGAAAGATGCTCGTACCAAGTTTAACCGTCGTGAGTACTTGGTAGTAGGATCTCTTTTGGGAAGGTTTCATAAGAAAATGGATGATATTATCCGTGAAGCCAAAAACTTCAAATTGGATTTTGAAGATGTCCACAATAAGTTTTTGTTCGCTCCTTTGACTGATAACAAGGAAAAGGATCGTGATACCCACTTAGAGCATCTACGTCAATTACGTCAAAGATTTGGAGAAGAGCACCCACCTTATTTCATTAAGGAAGCTGCTGTGGGTGACATATGGGATATGATTCACAATCTCTATTCTTCTCGTGGTCGTGCTTTGACCATGTGGGAAAAGCGTTATCCACAAAAGGTAAAGGCTCTTAGAGACGGATCTCAATCGCTGCTCAACCAAGCCGATGGATTACAAGCTAGCTTACTTTCTACACTCAAGGAAATGGCTACCGCTCGTGCTACAAATAACCTAAATGGCTATCTAGAATTGGTTGAAAAGAAAATTGCTAATAATAAGCAATGGGTTGATTTCGATAAGAACTTCAAGGACTATTATTCTAAGAACCTCAAACCTGCTATCGATTCTGCTTCTATGCCTGGTGGAGCCGCTACTCCAGAACCAAAGAAAGAACTTCCAAAGGAAGAGCGTAAGGAATTAGGCGGACAAGAAGTGGCAACTCCTGCCGGTGGTGCACCTGCTAGTGCAGCTCCATCTTCTCCACCTTCTAGCCCACCACCATCCGGTGGTGGCGCTCCTGCTACTGATCCATCTCAATTGGCTCCTTCGCCAGAGTATTTGAGACAGCCTACGATGATTCCTCCTGCTCCTGGTGTCCCCAATGTTCAACAGCCTGCTGGTCAAGCGGTTCAAACTCCGCCACCACCAAGTGAATCTGGAGTTATTCCAATCAACGAACAATTGCAAGATATTCAACAGCAACAGCAGCAACAATCTGAGCCGCCCGTTAAGTATCGTGTAGCTGCTGAACATAAGCAATTCTATACCGTGTTAGAGTCTATGGCCAATGAAAATCCGCTTGTAGTGTCTGCTTTCATTAGAAAGTATGCACGCTCTATCCAATCCACTGATCCTGAGACGGCTATTAAGTTGTTTACAATTTCCAAACAACTTAAGGGTTAAGGAGGACCATGGGTAAAGAGGTGCCAAAGGTAAACACACCAGTTTCCGATGCACAAATGGCGCAGGCAATTGTAAATGTCTGGCAGCGTTTGTTCGGCGCCACTCCGTCTAAAGAGCAGGTGTACATGGTGATGGCTCAAAATGCTGTCGAAACTGGCGCCAATAGATCCGGCATGCACAACTACAACGTAGGAAATATCATTGCCGGGAACACCAATCATGACTATTTCTTGGGTGGTGACTGGATGTACGCTGATAAAGCAGAAACTCAAAAGAAGAAAATTGTCCAGCACTTCCGAGCCTACAACTCTTTGGAAGAAGGTGTGGAGGATTATCTCAAGCTTTTAAGTCAATCCAAGCGTTATGCTGCGGCCTGGGATCATATCAAAAATCCAGACGTTCGTGCTTACTCCAAAGCCCTTCATGATGCAGGATATTATGGAGCCAAAGAAGAAGTATATACGGCCGGTTTGATGGGACAATTCAATAGATACAACAAAGGTAATTCGTATTCCGCAGCTACTTCTGGTCAAGGAACTAGTACACCTATGCCATCCCAGCAGGCGCCTACTCAAGAACCGGGATTCTTGGCTAGCTTAGAAAACACCATTCAAAAGTACCTACATATGATTGCCGCCTCTGATAAAGCTAATAAAAAACTGTACAAATATGCTTTACCTAAGAATGATATTCTCATTCAAATAGAAGGTGAAGATTACAATAACTGTATTGAGTTTGCACGTATTTTATGTGCCACTCTAGATGAAGAGCTACTTTCACGTTCCTATACTCATACAGACGGTAGGGAAATTGTGGAAGTGGAATGCACTATCCATGGTCCAGCAGATAAGTGCTTAGAAGTAGTCAGTGAATTAAGTAAAACGATTGCCGGCTCGTTCAAAGTCGCCACGAAGAAAATCGGTGGAATTGAAGTTTCTACCAACTGCGTTATGAATAAAAAGTCATTTTATCAACCTATCAGCGCCCATTCCGCTGATACTAACTACAGAAGATTTCTTCTCAAATTTATCTAAGGACGGTCATGGTATCAGAAGCAGATGTACACGCAATGGTTGAGGCAAGTCATGGTTCCGGTAAAACATTAGCGGAATTCATTGCCACACTATTTAAAGACAAGCTGGTTGAAATCTATGTAGGAGATTCCTACGAAGATGTAAGTACCGAACAAATCTCAACCACTTATCCTGCCGTGTTTGTTGGTAAAGTGGTAGCTGCCTATCGTGAGTGCTTAGTTATCAACTGCGCTCATGTGGCGGGTGGCCATCATTTGAGAATGGGTAACCTAATGTTCATTAGTGAAAGAGCCATCAGAGCATTAACTGAAGTAGATGGTAATGGTACCATTGAAGATATGATGCTACGTAGCCATGAATCTCTTAATATCAGAACTGTCTTTGAAGCCTCTAAACCACCCAAAAAATGATTACTACAGCAGACGAGATCCTACAACTAGCCGACAGTTTCGAAAAGAACTGTCAGCGGGAGCTGGTCAAGCTTGCTAAAATTCGCAAGCTTCCAGACGGTAGGTATCGTGTACTCTCGCAAAAGGGTAAAAACCTGGGAACATACAAGTCTCGCGAGGCTGCCAAAAAGAGACTCAAGCAAGTTGAGTATTTCAAACATTTCGATCACTCCGATGCAGATGACGGACACGTCATTGATTTGACCAAGGCTGATGAATTCAGCTTTTCGGCCATTATGCGCAAATTGCGCCAAGAGGCATCTAAGGAAGAAGTCAAGACATTCCTCAAGTTGTTTAAAGCATATTTTGACAAGGCTGTCAAGAAAAAGATGCACAAGCCAGAAAAGCTAGCCTTACAAAATGCTTTGCTCAAGTTTAACAAGATTCATAAGGTAAAACTGGATAAAAAGCTGGTAAAAAGCGCAGCTATAGCTGAATTAGGTAATGCTGAACAAGTAGGAAAATACTTAGCTGACATTGTTCGTTTTACTATGACACGTGTTCCAGTTGATAAGCGATTAGCTGCTACTGAACGTCTTAAACTAAAGCTCTATTATTTAGATGCTGGTGAAATTGCTAGTAAGGTACTCCCACCTTCTTCAGCAATGGGGCAGTCTATTACCTTCGTTAAGCACGTTCTTTTCAACCATGATGCTAATTATGTTCGTGAGGTTCTCAACAATATTGTGAGGTACCTATGATACATAGACTTCGTAAAATTACTAACGGTCTGTATCGTGGCAGCGCTCCAACACCCAAAGATGTGCTTTGGTTAAAAGAGAATCTTGGCATCAATAAGATTGTTAGTTTTGATAAAGAGACTGGTGAAAAGATTGACCGTGCCTGTAAAATGTTAGGCATCAAGCATGTCAAACAGTATATTGATCATACTAGAAAGAGTTTATTGTCTTTTCTTCATCATGATTTGAAGAAGCTACTATTAGATGGTGGTCCAACTTTTATTCATTGTCATGAGGGTAAGGATAGAACCGGATTGGCAACGGCTCTATTTAAGTGTAAATATATGGGGATGAAACCTGAAGATGCTATTGACGAGGCTAAGTCATTAGGTTTTGGAGTGGGTGTTCCGCCTAAAGTAACTCAACTTTATGAGAAGATCATACGTTCCTGTAAACCATCACAAGACAACAATAGTGCTGATATAGTTTCTATCGAACGAGAGTACAAGGGCGATAATAGGGACTCCTTCTTAGATGAGGGTCACCAGGGTTCGTTTGCCCCTGATTTGGACCACACCCGTCAAAATCCAATGGATGCGGTGTATGTCTACAACAACGATCAGTCTCCAACCAGGGAAAATTATGACCAAACCTGGCGCGAACCAAAAGAATCAATAAAATCACATGAAGATGTAACCGACCAAATTCCACAAGTGGGCGTTTACAATAATGATGCTGGTCAAAGAGGTTTTGGACCAACAGAAAACTATAGCGGGTTCTTTTATGATTAAGAAGGCTTACTCAGTACAAATGAGCTATGAAATTTCTGATCCTGAGAAAAAGGAAGCAGAGCAGGCCCTTTTGTATTTTAATGCTGCGCTTAGACTGTTAGACCAGGCTGACGATCATCTTAATTTGATGAAGACCCCATTCAAAGATAATCCCGAGATTCCGCCCCAAGACGTGATGAAGGCTCGTGCTGCTATCCGTCGTTTTCGTGATCAGGCTATCGATAACTTCAATAAGTTCAAGCAAGCCGGATTCAAATGCGTAAGTGTTATGCAGGGATTCTCTTCAGATACACAAACTGTTAAACTGATGAAGTCTTTCATTAGTGCGGTGGAAGAGCTAGAAACTTCTGTTAATCAGTTCGCTGATCTATTTGAAGATTTGCAGTCCAAGGACTTTGCTAAAAACGTGGTAACTGCCATCGAAGGCATTCAACATCAGTGTGATGATATTGAAGAGATTATCGATGATAGAATCAAAAATCACATTCAAACCGATATTTTAGCCACTAGTTGGGTAGATTCGGTGGGAAATGAA